TGTTCTTTTACACAAACTTGTTTAACTAAACTTCTGACCTTCTGCTTTAAATCTTCTGTGATTTTTTTAGATTCCGATTTCATCTAAGAAAGAATCTAGATCATCGCTATCTGCTGATGCAGTTGAAGATTTTGTTTCTGCTGTCGTTGGAGTCGCTGTCATTGTGTCAGGGAATTCAAAGTTAGCATCGTTTCCTGTTACCGGGGTTGATTCTTTTACTGCTGCTTTTTTAGCGGCTGGTTTCGGTGTAGAAATTACAGAATCCATTGAAGAACCAGGGTTAAGATATTGTCTTAAAATACCATTAACAAAGTCAAGAGCTTCAGCATCCCATTTCTTATATCCATAAGGATCTAAAGATGGTGCTGTATCTAATTCTGCTTTAATAGATGTCATAGCTTCTTGATTTCTTTCAGCTGGCTTACCATCAATTGCAATTGCTGATCTAGTAGATGAGAATTTAGACTTATCATAGTTATTATATTCACCTTGGCGAGTAATAATAAGTTCAAAGTTCTTTCCTTCAAATAGGTCATAAATCTGAGTCGGCTCACCGAAAGCAGGTTTAGTTTCTTCTTCAATTTTCTCTTTGATTTTATATCCAAATTTAAATACTTTATAAGTACCGTCTAATTCTGGATTCTGAGGGTCTTTCACTATTTTAATAAGAGAATAATACTGCTCTCTACGCTTAAGCTTGTCGCTCATCTTACGGTCTACTGCTGAATCACTCTTACGAAGTTTGAAGAATGCATCTGCAATTGGACACTTATCTCCTACCGTTGAAGGTGAATCAATAAGTCTTCCATCGCCGTTAGCGTCAGTTAACCAGTGTACATACTTTTTAACTAGTGAATTTCTTGGGTTTGTTGGATTTGGTACAAAGCGGATAAGTGCTTTATAGGTACCATCTTTACCATCATCTGCGGATGGTTTGTAGATTTCATTTGTAGAGTTTGCACTCTTTGTCTCGTGGGTTTCAACATCGCTTACGCTTAAGTTGAAAATGTCAAATTCTGCCATTTCTTTAATTTACTTTAATTTACGTTAATGTCTTTAATTCTTTAAAAACTTATAATAGTTATACATGCAATTCTAAAAAGGTTTCACAGTTATAACTAATCTATATATCCGTATCGGGCCGGCAGGCTTTCTATATTAATCTACTGAAGTATATGTAGAACCCTCTTCATCAATCCATTTAGAAGAAGATTCAGGTAGCCTTGCAAGGCCGGCCTTTCTTAAAATATCTAGCATTTCTGTTTCTGTTATTCTATCTTGTTGTAACATCTCTGTAAGAATAGTCTTAAGAGCTAGTAATCTTGCTGATGACATTGTTTTGTTTTTCATGGTATTCTATATTTTTTTATTATTATGAAACTTTATGGGACAGATACAGTATAACTTAAGTCTTTAAGCCTCAGTGGTAAATCTATTCCACAGTGTTAGCTTTAAGGGTCCTCACATAGTCAGTTAAAAAGTAAGCGTCAACTAAGTCGTCAAAGGGTTTAGGTATCTTTTTAGATGGGCCAATTTCATTAACACAAAAATTATGTATAGGGTGTTTAGCTAAAATTTTATCTTCCAAAACATTATTTAAAAAGACATCCCATAGGGCAGATTTGTTCATATTACCCTTTCCTGCATGTTTCTTTAAAGAAGTAGGAGCTATTGTAAATATATTATGTACATCAAGTTCTGAAAGCATTCTCTCTTTAAGGATTGCTGCGCCTGCTGCCATATCTATAATATTGTTAGTTCCCATAGCAGAACCATAAGAAGACCCTTCAAAAGAAATAATATAATCTTCTTTAGTTTGAGTTATTCCTATTATAATCTGCACCAATGTATCAGCGGTTGCTATATACCTTTTAATCTTTAAAAGTTCTCCACTCGAGTATTCTGAAGATTTAGGCCAATCTGGTTGATGTAGTAGGGTTACGCCTTTGAGGTGTGATATATCTTCTTGCCATGCACGTTCTTTCTTTGTGCCCTGTCCTTCTTTTATATAAGATATAAAATGATATTGGTTAGTGTCGTCCTGGTATATACAAATACCTGGGGAGTTTAATGAGAAGTCTACTGATACGTAATTCAAATTAGAATGATTTTCCGATAGCAGCACCTAATCCGGCACCAACTAATCTAGAGGTTAATAAATCGTAAAAAATACCTTTCTGAATTCCTAAAACCTTAGCAACTGTTTTACCAATTGTTTTACCTAAAGCAAATCCAGTAAGTCCACCGAATATAGAGCCTAAGAAACCTTCATTTGTTAATTCCTCATTAAATCTATCAAAATCAAACGTTCCGTCTTCGTTTGCATATTGTTTAGTAAATTCTTCTAATGCGGCATCAACCTTTTGCTCTAATTCGTCAGTCCATTCAGACTGTAGAGATTCTTCTAATAGAGTAATTTCCTCTTTAGTTATATTCTCTTCGCTTAAGTATTCAAAAAATGTTTTCATTATAATTGTCTATATTGTTATGGATTATATATCTCGTTTATTTATTGTCTATTTCAGGAGTTATATTAAACTTGTTATAATAAAAATTAAGAGTGAATGTAGAAAACTCCGCAACATTACTTGACATATTCAATTCTAACTCTGATATTGAATTAAGAATGGGTTTTTCGAAAACTGCACTCATTAAATGTATACCTTCAGAATCCATTATTTGAAGTTTAAGATCGTTAATAAATGGTTCTCTGACGTGTTTTGAATAATAATACAATAAAGTATCTTGCATTATAAAATAATTAACATATCCATCTAATAATTGGAGCTCTATAGAAAATTGCCTTTCAATAGTATTCTGTATAGGAATAGATCCTCTGTGATATGTGATAGTTCCGTCATTAGGCGATTGTGATATTGGATCAAAATTAATACCTGGCATACTTAAGCCCTGTATAGAATAATTGATAAAATCAATAGGTTCTTCTAGGATATTACCTGGTATTCTATTTAAATAAGGCCTGTACTTGTCTACTACTTCCTTTGGAATAAAGGTTCTAGGAAACTTAAAGTTAAATAAATTATTTCTACTATTTAATATCATTATATTATTTCTACTTTTCCATGATACAATAGCGATTCTGTTTCTCCATTCTTTATATTAATATAGAATTTGTCCTCGAATCTATTTGTATCTTTTTTATCAAATCTAACCGCAGTTGCCTTTGGTATTTTAAAGAATACTTCTCCTAGACCTAAATCTATGTTAGGAAAGGATGGGTCATGTGCTATTGTTTTTTCAGTAGCACCGCTTTTAATTATTAACATTACGTTTTCTGCACTTACTAGTGAAACCGCTTTTTTATCGTCTCCATCTGGTTGTGCAATATTGAATTTCACAAAGTTATCAGATACCTTGGACAGCTTTATAATAGCTTCTCCTTCTTCAAAAAACTTAATGTTATCTAATTCTTCAGATTCTGTTAAATCTGTTGTAACATTCGTAGCAGATGCTAATATCCCGTAGGTATCTAACGCAACTGGAACATATTTAGTTTCTCCGACACTCGGTCTAATTGAATTAACAAATTGATTTAATTCTCTATTTACCGTAGTGTTAGGCAGCTTGTTATAAATGATAGTAGGGTCTACATTTCTTAGATTAATCTTTTCCATTCTAGTTCCATACTTTTTAGTATTATAAGAAGTCATTGTCGCAACTTTAATAATTTGAGTATTATCAGTTTCGTTATAAATTCTCATAGTATGTCTAATATAAAAAGAACTTGCTATGCTAGAATTAAATATAATAGGTCTGAAAGGAATTGGAGCTTCATAGTTTGCGGTCTGTGTAAACGTCATTGAAGATGTATCTAGGAAATCTAATCCGATTTGCTCACTGACTTCTATATCATGAAATATTATAATGTCATCACTGGAAGTCTGTATTCTTCCGTTGATGTAATTTTCAAAACCTTGCCTAGAACCATCTTTAGTTCCATACACCTGAAAATAATCCATGTCTTCTACTTCCTCTACATTAGCTGCAATATCTAGGTATTCGTCTTCTCTAGAAACGGTAACATCAATTGTATCTTCGACATTAATGTATTCTATATTTGCTTCTTCAGTTAAAGTGTCTATTAATTTTAAACTTATTTCATAATTAGTGCTATTCAGTATTGAATCCTGCCCTGAACCGAAGAAAGCGTCGTGAAAATCTTCATTTTTAGTTGTGTCGTCAAAGTGAATTAATGAAGGTACTTTAATTTGTATGTATTTAGAGTATGAAGTATCTCCTAGTACAAACGAATTAGGATTACTTATTTCGAAATTAGAATGATTTAAATATACGATAGATGTAAAATAGTTATAAACTCCAGATTCTCTTTTTACCTTAACCTGAAACATAAAACCTTCCTTACCTCTTGCTGCAAATGAAAATCCTGTTCTTAGGTGTAATCTAATTGTGTCATACCAAACGTCTCCAACTATACTATCATCTACATTTGCAAGAGAAGAATCTGTGCCATTCCACTGTGAATTATCTAAATACGCTAAATCATTTTTAAGTAAGGCCCATTTGCCATCACTATTAGATGGAACTCCATAATATCTTCCAACTTCTCCAGTTGCAGTTTTAATACTATTTCCAGTTTCTTGCTCTGGTTCTGCAAATAAAGGATTAGCTCTATTCCCTACATTTATTTCTCCACCTCTGGAATTATCTCCTGCTAAATTTTCATAAGAATATTCAAATTTTCCATTTGATCCAGGCGTATATATGTATGTGTTACCTATTAATTGAGTAGTTGAGCCGTTTATCGTAAACCCTGTTATATTATCGATTGTAGAATCCGATAAGTTAAATTTATAAGTTTTACCGTTTTTAAGAACTAATTGCCTAGATGCAAAGTCATTAATAAAAACATAGCCATCTTGTATCTTTACACTGAAGTTAACAACGTCTGCTCCTAATTCATGAATCAGGAATCTTGAGGCAGAATCATTGTTTGCCTCTGTGTTTAAAAATTTAAATTGACTTCCGTTGTCGTCGTTTTCTATCTTAGCATCATCTACATAATCAACATTTTGATTATGATACATGAACTCCATTAGAATGTCGTCATCTAGTCTTAAGAATTTGGATGATTGTGCCATTGTTTATTTATTATTTTAAAATCTAAGAAATTTAGGGGACCAGTATACTCCTATACCAAT